AAAGCGTTTTTAGTTAAAGCAAATTGAAGCATATCCGCTGCTCTTAAACTAATATTTTCACAAGTTCTTAATGTTAAATATAAACTAGAATCTAATATATGTTTAGTAGCTATATTTGAAGCGTTAGCCGCCATTTTTTGTAAACCAACTAAAGCGTTGGGATCTGGCTGACTACCATCTCTAGCTTCGTTAAGACCAGTTACATCTCTTATCATTTGTAAATAATACTGATAAGTATTAATTAATGATTGTATTTTACCGTTAGCACTAGACGACTGTAATTCTTGTATTGGAACCTTACCTCTATTAGGATCACCATCTTGAGTTAAAGATCTACCAACTATAGAACCAGTTTGAAAATACATGTTTAAAGCCTCTTGTGGATTGTAGTTAGTGCCATTACCTAAATCAACTTCTGCTAAACCATCAACATCTACAAACACACCATCTGGAACCATACGTTGTATTACTTGTTGTAGTTTTAACGATGTTAATTGTATCATATCCGCAAAACTAGTGCATCTACTGACTAAAGATTCTATACGACCTTGATATAAATTAGGTGCACAAATAGCATAATTCATGTTTACTTTAGTTAAATCGCTATTAGGTCTAGTCATATTTTCAGCAAGTTTCCATTCAAGCATTTGAGGAACTCCCATTACTTTAGCACCACTAAACAAAACCTCTATACTTCTTGAAACTCTATTAAAATTATCACTTTCAGGTGGATTAAATGTATCTGGCTTTTGTAATGTTTTTTCTAAACCACTATCAGTTTGTTTTATTTTAAAAACTTGATCAATAAACGTTTTATATTCAAAAAATAATATTTGAACTAAATCATTATCATAATTAGGATTAGCTATGTAGCCATCACGACCAGGGTATCTAACCATTTGCTCCATTTCTTTATCGGTAAGATATGGAAATCTTTTCTTTATTTCTGCTAAAGTCATAGACTTTATTTCACCAACATAATAAACATCTTCAAAATTAGGGTCATTAGTGTAAGAATAAACTAAGTTAGCAGGATCAACATAGTCAACAACAACTCCTTCCGCTTTATTAAAAGCTGTTTTAACAGCACCTATACCAATAGTTACAATATCTTCTATAATTCTTTTTTTAGTTAAATCGTATTTATTAAAATCCAATAATTGATTAACTAATTCTTCTTCAGCAATTTCTACAGATTGTTTATAATCTAATTGCATATGTATTTCTAATTCTTCTTTAGATTGAGGTAAAGTTTCAGGGTTTTGAGAATTATACAAATTTAAACCTGTTTCTTGTTTTATAGCGTTTAAATATTCTTGAGCCATCATGTCCCTCATTATGCCTTGAGCATACTTAGTTCTTTGACTTAAAGAAAATGGATCTTGAGCGTAAGCTTTTATATCATAATCTTTAGCACCAATACCATTAACTACTATATCTACAAATTTAGGTATAATAGGTACTGGCTTCCAGTCTAAATTTAAATAAGACAAATCACCATTAATAGATAATTCATCTTTATATTTTTGTATAGGTTGTTCACCNCTAGCATATAATCTTAATCTTTCAAAATTAGCATATCCCGTTTGCCATCTGTTACTATTTATTCTTCCTCCTCTAAACCATTCATATTCAATAGCTTGCCCTACTTGCAACCCATACTCTATACTTCTCTTTTCCGCCTCAGGTACCACCTGACTTGGGAAGACACTATTACTACTAGTATTGATCATTCTGTTTTATTATTTTTGATTTCGCACCATAGTTATTATATCTTGAAAAATTAAGGTTTACTTTCTCTTTCTCAACACTTGCTACAGGTTTATACTTATTCTTATTACATGCCATTATCGCTAGTCCAGAACTAATTGAAGCATCGTGTTTAGTTCTGTTATTTATATCAAAAGCAGCCCAGTCTTCTAGTGTTCTTTGAAAAAACATAGAACCATATTGTTCGTTGTTGTAACCTACAAAACTTTCAATATATGCTTCTATTGCAGCTGCGTGTGCTTGTTTTATATCTTGACTTGAATTAGGTATTCCACCTATTTCTTTTTCTGCTACAGATAACTTATATAAAGTTTTATCTGGTCTATTCATAGAGTATTTTCTATATCCTCTACGTTTTAAATAATATAATAATCTTGGTTTGTTATTTTCCGCTAGTATTGGCATACCATAAAAATGTAATGCCATAAGAACATCTTCAAAAAATATATCTGCTGTTTGAGGTCTAGCTATATATTCTAAAAAAAATACGTTAGCAGGTGCATCTTCCATACTAAACTTTGTTAAACCATGAAGTGATCCTTTAGAACCTCTACCATCTACTGTTCCCGATATATCATAACTATCACAACCAAAAGCTCCCATGTGTTCNTTAGCAGGATGTCGTTGACCGTTTTTAGTTATATATCTATTTTGTTGATGTTTAGCAGGAACCCATGAAACCATAAACCTACCTTGCTTACTTGGAGCAAACATAACACTACTATCTTGTATTCCATCTTGCCATTGAAAATTACCCCGTGTAACAACGTTTGAATGTTTTAAATCTTCGTTGTAATCTATTTGTTCGTAAATTTTAGTTAGATTAAATAAAGATTGTTTTGTCTCATCTCTGAAGGCGTGTTTTTCTGTACGTGGAAACTGTCTATATAATTCATTAAGTGCATCAGGATCTTCCTTAAGGCCATCTACCTCATTCTCCCAGTGTTCAATGACGCCGATTTCAATTTTTTGACCATCAATTCCTTTAGTGGTGGACTGTGGCGTATCAAAGACAGGGTATCCATAAGCATCAATGTATCCTTCGTAGTTCCATTCCATAGGTATGAACAAAGAATATAATCCTGAGCTAGTCTGTCCGTTACGGTTTCTTTTTTTAACGCTTGAGTCATCATATATTTTTTTGTAGTTTCTACCTCCTTTATCTAAAGCATTTGATGTTGAACCCATCATGCATTTTCCTATAATTCTAGAACCTAATCTTAATGTTGTTTTAGTAACTCTCCAGTTGTTTAATATATTTTCTGGCTTTTCCCATTTTCCAGCTTCATCATGAACTAGTAGTGCAAGCTTTTCTCCGTCATAAGAATTGTCACCTGTATTTTTCCAATCAATAGTTGTATCAAGTCCAACGATCTCTTCTATTTGTTCGTTGTTATCAAGTTTTTTTCTAGTAAATCTAGATGCCGGAACTCTGTAAGCAAGTTCTGTTTTTGGCCTATCCATACCGTCTTGAATAGGTTTGAAGAAAAAGGGGTAGTTGACTGAAATTGGAACAATTTTATCGGTAAACATTTTTTTCGCATCAGCCCCAGACTTTGATAAGACACCGTATCTAGCATCACTAGAGATAGTGGCAAGGTTGACAGTTTCTCCAGATGCCATGAATGAAAAACCAGACCGTCTGTTTTTAAGATAACACATTCCGTAGCAGCGTTTATCTGCTTTACAAGCTTCCCAGAATATAAAGAATAATCTGTTTGCTTCTCTAAAGTCTGCTTGCCCAACATCAATCTTGGACCACTGCAAGTACATGTAATGAGTACCAGTAAGATAGGTAGGAACACCTTTGTTATAAAACCAAAAACCTTCGTCTCTTCTTCTAAATTCTTCATCTATGTAGTCGTGTAATTGTTCTTTAAATTTTAAAGGATAAGCTTTCCAATCAAATATTGTTTTAATATTTTTTAGTTCTTTTCTTGGTGTAAAAACCTCCCAATATTGTTCTAAAACTTTATTAGATCTTTTATGTGAATTATCTTCTAGTGGTAAAGCAATTGTAAGATTTTGTATTTCATAAATCTCACCGATTTGACCGGTTCTGCTTATCACTATAATATTGTATTCTTTATTATAACCGTACTCCCATTTTCTAGACTTATTAAGTCTTTTAATGACATGCGATTTTATAGGTGTAACTATTTTATATAAAGTTTGCTTATACATTATTTAGATCTTCGTTCAGCAAATCCACTAAAAGTAGTTTCGTTTTTTTCTGTAATTTTATTATCTAATATATTATTTTCTTCTTCAATACGATTAAGTATTTCAAAAGCATCAAATATAGCTAGCTTTTTAGTAGCAGCTGCGTTTTTTAAACGATCTGCGGATATATCATCATCTGAATCTACAATAGCTTCTTTAGCAACTTTAATAAGTTCTTCAACTGCTTTGTGCCCAGCTTGGATTATGCTCAACTTCGTTTCCTTGACGTTCATATTTAATTACAATATCATTAGATTTCATACAGTAAAGACGTTTGCCATCTACAATAAAGTCATATTCACCAAAAGGTTTATAACCTACAAGATCTCCCTCGTTGATTTCTAGCGCTTCTAAGGAGCTATTACCATATTTTAGTATACCAATAAGGTCTTGCTCTAACCAGTTGTGTATATCGACTTCGTCTTTGATAGGTGATACAAAACATCTGTCGCCAAAAGCTTGCCACTTATCTTTTCTTTTATATAAATAAATTTGATCTTGTTGAACAAAAAACATATTATCTTTAAAATAAGACTTACTGTTTTTTTGTTTACCTTTCATGTCATAAAATCTTCTAAAGACATTATGATGAATCATGATTAGATCTCCTTTTTTTATATTTGTTTCATAGGTTTTTGGAGTTTCAATAACTTTTCCAATATTATTAACAGACTTATAACTTTCTAGTTTTGTGTTAATTATAAGGCTTTTGTCACCTATTTTAATATCATTAGAATATCGCTGGCCTACTGGCTCAACGATAAAATCAAATAAACTTTTCACTAATATTCTAAATCATACTCAACTGATATTGCCATGTTAGAATTAAATTTCTTCCACGGCAATACTTCGTTTTGTTTTTTGATAAAAATATTATAAGAATTATCTTCGGTATCAGAAAGTATATGTGATATAGTATGACCACCGTATACTGACTGCCCTATCGAGTAGTGCATAGCATCAGTTTTATAGTCAGAACCAATACTTATCTTTCTAATAACTGAAGACATTATTTCTTATCNTCTTCTTTTTCAATTGAAGTAAAAGTACCATCTTCCAAATTAATGTTGATAGATCCATACTCTTCCTCTAGTTCTTTTTTAAAGTCCTCAGTCTTTTTGTTTTCTTCACCGAACTTACCTAATACTTGGGCTTTTTGGGCTTCTAAGAAACCGACTTCATTTAAGATCTTATTAAGTTCTTTTTGAAAGCCTTGAATCTTTTCTAACTGGTCTTTGGTAATCATTTGTTTTGCATCGCTCATTGTAATAAAATTTAATTGTTGGTTATAGATTTGAACTTTTCAACTCCTCTTGAGCCGA